AACTAATTTCAGTTGCCGAAATTAGAAAGGATGCATTAGCATTTATTTCTCCTTATAGAAAAGCATACTTGAATGATAGTGCTGCTGGTTCTGTTACTATAAACTCAGACGCAACGATTACTGATAATGTAATTAGTTTCTATGCACCTGTTGCATCGTCTTCATATGCAGTATTCGATAGTGGATACAAGTATATGTACGATAGATTTGCAGATACATTCCGTTATGTTCCTCTTAATGGTGACATTGCTGGTACTTGTGCTAGAAATGACATCAATAACTTCCCTTGGTTCTCACCAGCAGGAACACAAAGAGGTTCGATTTTAAATGCAGTTAAACTAGCATTTAATCCTTCTCAGACACAAAGAGATAGACTTTACTCAAACAGAGTTAATCCAGTTATCTTCTCACCAGGCGGCGGAATCGTCCTATTTGGTGATAAGACAGGTCTTGGTAAAGCATCTGCATTTGATCGCATTAATGTTCGTAGATTATTTGTCTACCTCGAAAATGCAATCTCTGCTGCTGCAAGAGATCAGATGTTTGAGTTTAATGATGAGATTACAAGGACAAACTTCGTAAACATTGTTGAACCATTCCTTCGTGATGTTCAAGGCAAGAGAGGAATCTATGATTTCAGAGTTATCTGTGATGAAACAAATAACACTGCTGCTATTATAGATAACAATGAATTTGTTGCTGACATCTTTGTCAAACCCGCTAGATCGATTAATTTTGTAGGTCTAACCTTCGTTGCTACCCGTACTGGTGTTAGCTTTGAAGAAGTCGTCGGTGCTGTTTAATTCTGCCGAATATACTAAAGGAATAAAAAACTATGGCAACTCAATTTAATAGACCACCTTTAAGGAAGATCACTGACTTCAAAAGTAAGTTAACTGGTGGTGGTGCAAGACCGAATTTATTCGAAGTCGAACTTGCTTTTCCTGAAGAAATAGAAATCGCTAATGACGTTAAAGATAAGTCTAGATTTCTAGTAAAGGCAGCTGCTCTTCCAGCATCTAATATAACTCCAATTGATATTAACTTTAGGGGTCGTATTTTAAAGATTGCTGGTGACAGAACATTTGATACTTGGACAGTTACCGTTATTAACGATACTGATTTTGCTATCAGATCTGCATTTGAGAAATGGATGAATCAGATTAATAAATTATCTGATGCAACTGGTACTCAAGATCCAGCAGAATATCAAGAAGATGCTTTTGTCCATCAATTAGATCGTGATGGATCAACTCTTAGAACTTATAAGTTCTTTGATGTGTTCCCAACAAATATTAGTGCAATTGATCTTTCATACGAAACTATCGATACACTAGAAGAATTTACGGTAGAACTTCAAGTTCTTTACTGGGAGTCAATTAAAGGTGTTGGTGCTAACGCAGGAGGCGAAAGCATTTCCTAATAAATATGTTATAATAGTAGGAAAACTTATATACTATGCCTAAGCTTTTTGGATTCTCTATTAACGATTCGGACGAACAAAAGTCTAAATCGTTATTATCCCCTGTTCCACCAAATAACGACGATGGCAATGATAATTACATTGCTAGTAGTTTTTATGGTTCATATGTAGATATTGAAGGTGTTTATCGTACAGAGTACGATCTAATTAAAAGATACCGTGAAATGGCACTCCATCCAGAGTGTGATTCTGCGGTAGAAGATGTTGTTAATGAAGGTATTGTTAGTGATCTATACGATTCTCCTGTTGAAGTAGAATTATCAAATGTAGATGCTAGTGATAAAGTAAAGGAGTCTATTAGGCAAGAATTTAGGCATATTAAAGAAATGATGGACTTTGATAAAAAGTCTCATGAAATTTTTAAGAATTGGTATGTTGATGGTAGACTTTATTATCTAAAAGTTATTGATGTAAAGAAACCACAAGATGGTATTCAAGAGGTCAGATATATTGACCCAATGAAAATAAAGTTTGTTAGGCAAGAGAGAAAGAAAGACCCAAATAAAGGAATTGCATTATCTCCAACAGGAGCAGAAACTGGAAAAGCATTATCTCCTGAGGTTGATGAGTATTATGTTTATACTCCAAAACCAAGTTATCCAACAAATATGTATCAACAGACTTCCATTGGTGGTGGAAAAGGTTCTGTAAAAATTGCAAAAGATTCTATTTGCTATGTAACATCTGGATTATTTGATAGGAATAAAGGTACTTGTTTATCATATCTACACAAGGCAGTTAAAGCACTTAATCAACTTAGGATGATTGAGGATAGTCTTGTAATTTATAGATTATCAAGAGCACCAGAAAGAAGAATATTTTATATTGATGTTGGTAATCTTCCAAAAGTAAAAGCAGAACAATACCTTAGAGAGGTAATGAGTCGTTATCGTAATAAGTTAGTTTACGATGCTTCTACTGGTGAAGTTAGAGATGACAGAAAGTTCATGTCTATGATGGAAGATTTCTGGTTACCACGTAGAGAAGGTGGTAGAGGAACTGAAATTACAACACTTCCAGGTGGACAAAACCTTGGAGAACTTGCTGATATTGAGTATTTCCAGAAGAAACTATATCGTTCTTTGAATGTTCCAGAATCTAGAATCGCAAATGATGGTGGTTTTAATTTAGGAAGGTCATCAGAAATATTACGTGATGAATTAAAATTCTCTAAATTTGTTGGACGTTTAAGAAAGAGATTCTCAAACATGTTTAGTGACATGTTGAAGACTCAACTAATACTTAAAAATATAATTACACCAGAAGATTGGGATCAAATTAACGATCACATTCAATATGATTTCTTATATGATAATCAGTTTGCAGAATTAAAAGAATCTGAAATGATGAATGAGCGTTTAGGTACGCTTGCAACAATCGAACCTTATATTGGTAGATTCTATTCTAATGAATGGGTTCGTAAGAAAGTTCTTCGTCAGACAGATAAAGAGATTGAAGAAATTGATGATCAGATCGTACAAGAAATTGAAGATGGGGTAATTCCAGATCCATCAGCAGTTGATCCAATTACAGGTGAACCATTACCAACAGAAGGTGAAATGGCAGCTGAGGATGATTTCCAAAATGATCTTGGTACAGCCGAGTTATAAATAATCCTGATATATTAACTTAAAGTTATGGAAGAAATTCTTGATTTGATTGCGACTGACGCAAAAGCTGCTCAAGTAACGGACAAGATTAAAGATGTTCTGTATACAAAATCAGCAGAAAAAATAGATACCTTTAAACCAAATATTGCTAATAGTATGTTTAGTACTCCTGAACCAGGAGATTCTGGTGAAGAGGAAGTCTCTCAGGATGAGCCTGGTGAAGAGGAAGAATCCTAAATAACTAATATACTAGTTGAAATTAAAGATGTCGGCGTTAAAAGTAACCCAAAAAGTAGCAAAATTAGCTAGCACTGGTAAGGCAGGTCCGATAGCCCTTAAATCAGGTTATTTGAGATTTGTAGTAAAAGCAGATGCTCATATAGAAGTTGGTATGGATCCAACAGTTAGTACAACTAACAGTTTATTCGTTGCATCTGGTGAAACTGTAATCTTAAAAGAATCAGTTTATTCGGTACCTACCGTTGGTGTAACTAATGCATCGGCTGCTATTAAATTCAGTGTCCCTGATGGGATGGATAGTCCATTTAATGTTGGAGACAAAGTTGCCGTAACTGGTTGTGCTCCTGCTGGAATTAATACTACTGCTGCAACAGTTAGTGCAGTTACTGGTCCAGATCCAATAAAGGGTATTCACGGACAACAAATAACTTTAAATTATGGTGATGCTACTCTCGCTGCTACTGATGCAGCAGGTGAGATTAGAAAAGTTGTTTATGCTGATGTCAACTGTGGTGGCAACGTCCATATTAGCGAAGTTCAAATCGTAGGAGGCTAATCCAAATGAAACTTATTACCGAAGAAGTCTCGAACGTTAAATTTATTACCGAAGGAAAAGGTAGTAAGAAAAAGCTTTATATTGAAGGAACATTTCTTCAAGGCGAAATTAAAAATCGCAATGGAAGAATGTATCCCGTATCAACTCTT